CGCGGGCGTGCTGCTGCGTCGCTTCGCCGTGCTCATGTGATCCGGTCACTTCGAGCTACAACCCTGTCGGCGGTTCGCAGTTCATCTATGAGATCGCCTTCCCCGGCAGTACGGGGAAGGTGCAGGTCAGTTCGCGATGCAACGATGTGCAGGTAGTCGTCGGCGATGTTGTAGGCGGAATCGGGCCAGACGGCGAGATCAATGGCCTCTATTGCGCTCGGAAAGCGTTTCAGCAATCCTCGAAGCCGTGCACGAGCGGCGGTGTCGGTGAATGTGTTACGGGAGTCCCATACTTCTTTTGCGAGGAGGACACGCTCACCACCCTCACAGCAGCGAGTGCGTATATCCAAGACATCGGAGTCGAGCAGGAGACTACGACCTGTGGTTTTGATTTGACCAATCAGACCGCGCTCCTGATCCACGCAACCCTCGTTCCTTATCCGAACTACTGCAAGTATCCGACCGAGCACGCTTGTTCGCCCGGCAACACATTCCCTTGCATCGCAACCACGGACACGGCGAAGTGTCGAATCCTCGTGGGCGATGGTGGCGGTGTGCAGTTCTACGGCGGGCCATCATGTCATCCGTGGCAGATTCAGGGCGTGAATGTACAAGGCGGTCTATCGGTAGGAGATACTTACTCGACGGCCGGGACGCTGCGGTTCACCTGGGTGGGTGGCGCAGGTTCGGGATGGGTCGCCTCGCTCACTTCGAGCAGCAACGGCCCGACCGGAAGTCCGACGATCAACACGGCGCAATGCGTGTACCGCCATCGCACGCGCGCGTCGAACGCCTGCGCTTCGGCGGATGCGACCGAAGGAGGATGCACCGGAAGTCTCATGTTCGCGCAGGCCGGATGCGGAGCGTGTGGCACCTCCTGCTGCTGTCAGACCGAGGTACAGATACAGTTCACCGTCTGGGCGCAGTTCTACACCCGAGGATGGACTGACCAGAACACGCTGGGCAACCTCGGCGGGCCGTTCAACATCTCGAACACGATCACCGCGTACTACCGAGGATGCCACGATCCGAGGCTGTACTCGACCTCGACGAACGAGGGAGCATCGCGAGTGCTGACGCTCGATCGAGCTACGATCACGATGTCGAGTTCCACGCTCATCTCGGCCATTCAATACCGCAAGGCTCCAGGTACTGCCCCGGAGGATGGCCTTGATTGCATCGGTTGGAATCTGTATACAGAGACCAACCCGTCTAGCGTCTACTCACTCTCTACCGTGGTCGATACCACGGAGTGCACTTGCACGACTGGAGGCGGGTGCAGCGCGATCACCGCCGAGGCCGCTATTGCGCGCGGAGTGCCGGCAAATATCACGATCACGAGGATCACACCATGAGCCAGACCTATCGATGGAAGCGCGGCGACGAAGACCAGAGTCCCTCGATCGCCGACCTCGCGCGCGGGGCCGTCGGCGTGGCAAAGGCCGCGCTCGGGCGCGACCGCGCTCCCGAGGACGCGATCACCGCGCGATGGGACTCGTGCCTCGCGTGCGAGCGGCACGATCGCGGCGTATGTCTGGCCTGCGGCTGCTTCGTCGGCGCGAAGATCCGGCTCGCGTCGAGCGCGTGCCCCGAGGCGCGATGGGTGGCCGTGACGGTCGCCGGCGCGGAGCCGACCGACCCGCCGAAGCGGCGCGGATGCTGCGGCAAGCGCGGCGCATAACCTTGTGGATAAGTGGCAACGGTTGCCACCTCCGATAACTCCGTGCGCGTAAGTGCCGCTCCAGTCGATACTTGCGCGAGCCGATAGAATATCTCGGATATCCTATTGACTCACGGCGATTCTGGCCGATGATGTGTGGGTCGGGAATGGATCCCGACGAAAGGAACCGCAACGATGAGCAATCAAATCCGCATCCAGTCTGACCTTTACGCGCACGCTCGCGCGCTCGGAATCAAGATCACTACCTGCTGCGATCGCCTCGGCTTCGGTGCGCCATGCATTCGCGCCGACCAGTTGCCGGCCGTGCTTGCCCGGAAGGCCGAATCGATCGCTGCCGGGACTCGCAAGGTCGAACTCCGCCGACTCCGCAAGTCGATCCGGAACGGAGGCCGCGCGTGAGCCAGACTTTCACCTACCACGATGCCGTGGATCGTCTGACCGATCTCGATCTGCCGATTCACCTCGCCGACATGGACGGGTGCAACGAGCAAGAGCACTACGAGTGGATCTGCAACGCTAGCAGCGATGAGATTCTTGACTGGGCATCGTGGATGAATGTCTTCACATCGAAGGGAGGCCGCGCGTGAACGAAACGATCGAAACCGACCGCATGATCTCCCTGCGCGCGCAACTGGTTCGCTTCGAGATCGAGGCACTCGGCGGGAGCCGCGAGGACATGGCGACCGCCGGCGAGGCCGCGAGCGAGGCCGAGCGCGCTCGCCTCGTGAGCCTGACCGCTACGGGCGACGAAGAGCGCGCCGCCCTCGCCGAGTGGCGACGCGGGATCCGCGTGGTGACCTCGATCATCGCGCGCCTCGAAGGGAGCCGGGCGTGAGTTACCTCCCGCACGAAGCCGAGGCCGAAGCCTCCCGCACGATCCTCGCGCACATCGACCCCGAGCACATCGACGCGCAGTCCGATGCGTTCGACGATGCCCTCGCGCATATGTTCTCCTCGTGCCGCTCGTCGGCTGATGTGTACGGGATCGTCGAGGAGACCGGGATGATCGAGGTGCGCGCGGCGTACTCGATCACTGGTCAACCGATGATCGTCGATCTCACCGACCTCGTCATCCTTGAGGAGGTGGACGAATGATCGCCGCCATCCTCGCCGCCGCGCTCGTCGTGCCGCCTCCCGCCGGCACGGACACCCGACGAATCCTCGACGCGCTCCGCCAGGTTGAAACGGGCGGCTCGCGCGATCCAGACCGCGCCGTCGGCGACGATGGCCGCGCGCTCGGTGCGTACCAGATCCACCGCGTCTACTGGATCGATGCCGTCGAGCACGAGCCGAGCCTCAAGGCACGCGGCTACGAGGCTGTGACCGACCGGGCCTACGCCGAGCGCGTCGTGCTCGCGTACCTTTCGCGCTACGCGAAGGACTGGTCGATCGACACCATCGCACGAACCCACAACGGCGGGCCGAAGGGAATCGCCAAGCGAGCCACGGATGGCTACGCCGTGAAGGCGCGTCGAGCGTTCGACGCGATCGAGGCAACGAAGCACAGGAGCACCACATGAGCTACGAGCAGCGCGAGAACACCGGAGCACTCTTCCGCAACGACAAGAAGCAACCCGGCGAGCGCACGCCGGACTATCGCGGCGACGCGATGGTGAACGGCGTGAAGGTCGAGATCGCCGCATGGGTGAAGGAATCCGCGAGCGGGAAGAAGTTCATGAGCCTCAAGTTCCAAGAGCCGCGCGATGCCGCACCGAAGGCCGCGCCTGCGCCGATCCCCGAGGCCGACTTCCCATTCTGACGAGGAGCGCACGATGAACAAGGCAGAACTACTCCGCCAAGCCCTCCGCATCGTCGAGGAGCGCGGCGACTCGTACGGCCCTCCGGCGCGGCACTTCGCGCGCACGGTCGGCGCGATCAACGCCGTGCTCGGCCACAAGCTCGCCGCGCCTCTCACGCCGGCGGACTGGGCCACGATGATGATCCTCGACAAGTTGGCGCGCGAGCAGCACACGCCGAAGGCCGACAACCCGCTCGACATCGCCGGCTACGCGGCGTGCCTCGCCGAGTGCCGCGAGGAGGCCGAGCCGATCGGCGGCGAGGTCGGCGACGAGTGGACGGAGCGCGCGTTCACTCTGCTCTCCTCGATGGAGTCCCTCGTGCGCGAGGCCAGGTCGATCCCGTGCGAAGTGGAGGCGAGGCGATGAGCGAGGACATCATCGAGACGCTGCGTCGGTTCGCACGCGGAGCGCAGGAGCAGAACGCGACGGATGCCGTCTCTGGACTGCTCGCCGCCGCCGAAGAGATCGAACGGCTCCGCGCCGAGCGAGACGAGGCCCGGCGCGAGGTGTGCCAGAAGCACGATCACGGCTACTTCTTCCATGAGGACTACGCCGAGATAAGGGGTTGGGACTGCTTCAAAGAGGTCTCACGATGAGCAGCAGCGAACTCCAAGCCGCACTCCTCGCGCTCGACGAGATCACGGCGCAGCGCGACGATGCCCGTCGGCAACTAGAGGTGATGACGCACGAGCATCGTCTCGCGTGCGTAGATCGAGACGCGATGCAGCGCGAGCGCGACGAGGCGAGGCGTTCTTGTTGTGGCTTCGCAGCGATGGTTGATTCAGCCGATACCGTCGTGATGTATGTTGACAGAAATCGGTTCCATGAGATCGCCATGAGGTACATGAAATCCCGTGGCTGGGACTGCTTCAAGGAGGACAAGCCATGCCAGTAGGCGGCAGATACAAGAACACGAAGTACGGACACAACGCATCGGGCGACGATGTGTTCTTCATCCTCATCCCGATCTTCGCGGTCGTCCTGCTCATTGCAATGATCGGGGAGGCTCGGAGAGTCAAGAGCAGCACGAACCACAACACCACACAGAAGGAGCCTCGCCATGTTCAGTAACACTTGCGCGATGACACTTGCACAGAAGTCCGACCGCATTCTCGCCCAGACGCGGGGCTTGAGCGGAGCGACACCGAACGCCACGCAACTCATCGAAGAACTGCGGTCGGCGTTGGAGGAAAACATGAAGGAAGTGCAGCAGCTACGGAAGGAGGACGGCAAGTGAGCGACAACAGACTGGACTTTTTCTCCTATACCCCGCCATACGGCTCCGAGGACATGCAGCGCGAAATCGACATACTCCGCGCCGCCCTAGCAAAGTCAAACGCCGAGCGAGACGGTGCAAGGAGCATGGTCATCGTTGACGACTGGTGCAAGGATCCGACCGCGAAGCACGCCGACCTCTGGGCCGCTCGCGGGTGGCCCGTGCCGGGGCCGGAGACCACGACGCTCACCTGCCCGTACTGCGACTACCGCGAGGTGGTGCACGCGAAGCCGTCGCCGAGCGACCATTCCATGTGCGCCTCGTGCGCGATGGAGCACTCCGAATGACCGACCTACTCACGACCCGCCAGGTCGCCGAGCGGCTCGGCGTGACTCCAGGTCGCGTGCTCCAGTTGGCGCGCGAGCGCGTGATCCTTCCGCAGCATCGAGCCGTAACGCTGCTCTGGCGCGAGGAGGACTTCCCGCGATTCGCTCGTCGGCCACGCGGCCGGCCACCGAAAGGCGGTCACGCTTGCCGCTCGTGATCGTTCGGCGCGAGGGGGAGGGTATCCGCGTGTCGTGCGGCGGGGAATCGATCGACATCGTGATCGGCAGGATCACGGAGACACGGTGCACGCTCGACTGCACCGGGCCTCGTTCACTCAAGGTCGAGCGCATTGAGACAGGAGACCGTAATGATTACGGACAAGCAGCGCGAGGCAAGGACTCGCGGACTCGGAAGTAGCGACATGGCCGCGATCTTCGGCGTGTCGCGTTGGAAGTCGGCCGTCGATGTGTGGGCCGAGAAGACTGGTCGCGTGGAGCTTGAAGCGGGATACCCGAGCGAGGCCGCGAAGATCGGCTCGGTCGTGGAGCCTGCGCTCCTCGCGATGGCGAGCGAGCAACTCGGCCGCAAGGTCGTGGCTCCCTCGAGCACCTTCGTTCGCGGCGTGTTGCGCGCGAATGTGGACGGGATGCTCGATCGCTTCGAGCGCGGCTCGGACATCGTGGAGTGCAAGTGCCACGGCTCGCCCATCGGATACGGTGCGCCGGGATCGTCGGCCGTGCCCGAGGCCGTCATGCTCCAGGTTCAGCACCAGATGTTGTGCGCCGAGTCGCAGCGCGCCTATGTGGCCGTGCTCGACGGGAGCCATCTCTCGTTCTCGCTGTACGAAGTTCCGCGCGACGAGGGGTACTGCCACGAGATCGAGGCCCGAGCGGCCGAGTGGTGGGAGAAGCACATCGTCGGCGACACGCAACCCGAGGGGGCGTTCACGCTCGACACGGCGGCGCGCGTGACCCGGCAGTCGGGCGCGGCGACGCACATCCCGAGCGAGATCATGGAGGCGTACATCGTGGCGCGCGAGTCGGCGACGGCGGCAGACCGCGCGCTCGACAACGCGAAGGCGATGCTCCTGACCGCTCTGGGGCAGGCCGAGATGGGAGCCGGCGGCGGGTGGCGCGTCTCCTACCGCGAGCGGTCGCGGTCGGGCGTGGACACCAAGCGACTGCTCGCCGACAACCCGGAACTCGCCGAGCGATACGCGACGCGAACGACCTTCCGGGTGCTCGACGCTCGACCGGAAGGAGGCCGCGAGTGAAGTACGCGATCATCTGGATGGAGGTCGTGGGCGAGAGCCTGCACCAAGAGCAGATCCCAGGCTACGCGGAGTGGTTCGAGCGAGTCTGTGAGGATGCGGCCATTTTGAGCGATCAGCGTTATTTTGAGTTGCATGGTCACCGCAGGCATCCCTTTGGTTGCTCAACTGAAGGAAATAACCTTCGTCCAATCAGCGAATACATGGTCGAGCAAAAGCACGAGACTTCCTTCATCTACCGTGCTTCGCAAACGGTTACGAAAACCGATCTCCCGTGGGTGAAGATGAAGGAACTCATGGCGCGGTGCGTCGTGGTCAACGACCCGCCGGAGCTTGAAGTCCTCAACGAGCCGGAGGTCTGGAATCCGGCCGGCCTGATCTGGAAGTACCCGGACGCGAGCACGAGGTCGGGGTACGAGTGGCGACCCGTGCTCGAGGTGATCGGGATCGACGAGCGCGAGGGCATGGCCTGCTTCGACCGCATCCGCGAGCGGCTCCTCTACTGGGCCAACGGCCCGGTCGATGATTGGGACGATGACGAGTTCGTCGATGCTCATCGCTTGTGGATGATCTCGTGGCTTCGGTTCGGGGCGTGGTTCCGGGCGATCTACCCGACCATCGAGCCGCCGCCCTGCTCGGGTGACATCGAGGAACTCGTCGCGATCATGGATGAGCCGGATCTCGCGATGCCGGCCATGAGCGCGATGATCGAGACGCTCCGCGCCAACAAGAAGGAGGTGGCCTCGTGACGAAGCCCACCAAGCCCACGACCGACGGCGCGCCCGTCGGCCTGCGCCGCGCGCTCATCGCCGCCCAGAGGGATCTCAAGGCGGTGCACAAGGGCAGCGAGAACGCCTTCCACCGCTACCGCTACGCCTCTGCCGAGGACATGATGTCGGCGTGCCGGCAGGCACTCCACGCGAACGGCCTCTCGGCACGGCGCACCCGGTGGAGCACGGAGTCGAGCGAGACTCACACTTGGCTCGTGTGCTCGTACGAGCTCGCGCACGAGTCCGGGGAGGTCGAGCACTACCCGATGGCGACGAAGTGGCCGTTCGCCGAGGAGAAGGGGCGACCGCTCGACAAGGCTCTCGCCGGCGCGCTCACCTCGTCGCTCGGGTACTGGCTCCGCGATCTCCTCCTCGTGCCTCGTGACGATGAGGAGATGGACAAGCGCGACGATCGGGCGCACGATCCCGAGGTGCTCGGCATCGCGCGAGCGGGCCGGCTCCGCGCGCAGGCGACCAAGGCCGGCGTGACGATCGCGCAACTCCGCGAGAGACTTGCCGCTACCGGGTTGACGCTCGGCGAGGATCCTGTATCGTGGCCCGCAGCAGCAGCGGCACGCATCGCCGCCGCGCTCACGACGAGCGCGTGATTCGGTTCCTGTTTCTCTCCCGTGCTTCGCGTCGGTGACAATCGGCGCGAAGCCTTCAAAGACTAGACCGCGCTCGGCGGTGCGCCTCCGCGAACGAGGCCCGAGCAAAGCAGCACGGGCGGCTCTGTAGGCCCGAGGAGATACGAGGATCGGTTCGCCTTCCGCACTTGTGCGGGGCAGTCCGTGCGACCAAGCGCGCCCGGATCGAGAAGCGAGTCGAGAGTCTTCCGCGCTGACCACGCGGGAGCCAGGTGCACTCGATGCACTTGGGGAGAGGCCAAGTCCTACCCGCGCCGATGTCCCGGCCAGACAGGATGAGAGACTTGGCACGCGCAAAGGCGACGGCGACGGCGACGAACAGCAGTCCCCAACCACGCGCGACTTGAGGAGACTTGGGTCGCGTGGCTCCGGCTCTGGCTCTGAACAGCAGTAGTAGTAGGAGACACATCGGGAGCAGTCGTGTAGAGTAGGGATCGCGTCGTGCAGGATGCACGAGGCATAGCACCACAAGGAGAGACCATGCCGGAACGGATCGCACTATCGAAGATCGTGTTGGACGCAGGAACGCAGATGCGCGAGCGGATCGATGAGTCCGTGGTCGCCGAGTACGCCGAAGTGCTCGACCAGTTGCCGGCGGTTGCCGTGTACGCGGTCGGCCGTCGGTTCGTGCTCGTCGATGGATTCCATCGGTACTACGCGCACTCGCGCGCGGAGGCTCGAGACATCCTCGCGACGGTGATCGGCACGGGCACGATCGAGGAGGCGCAATGGATCGCGTGTGCGGCGAACGCCACGCACGGCCTGCGGCGGTCGAACGAGTCCAAGCGACTGGCGGTCGAGGCCGCGCTCCTGCTCCGACCTGGCGCGAGCGACCGCGAGGTCGCCGCCCATGTCGGCGTGAGCCACACGATGGTCGCCAAGATGCGCCGCTCGATCGACGATGCCGCGAGCGGTAAACCTATCGAAGCCGATAGGAGTGGCAACGGTTGCCACTCTTACGGGGTCGAGGAGGATTTCCACGCCGACGAGGTCGATGACACCGAGCCGCTAGGAGGCGATCTGGAGCCTTCCGAGTCCGAGGCTCCCGTAGGGCCACCCGTCACGCTCGACGAGCGCATCGCGCACGCACGCGCCCGGATCGGGGTGCTGCTGAAGGGACTGGAGCGGTGGCGCGCCGAGGCCGACCGCATCGCCGCCGAGGAGGCCGGATCCGGCATCCACATCGGGACGATGGATCAGTACTGGCGCGACCTCCGGCTCTCGATCGACCGCGCCCGGCCGGCGGGGCCGTGCCCCAAGTGCAAGGGCGGCGGATGTCCCGCCTGCGGCGACCTCGGATGGATCTCGAAGATGCGCGCCCAGGTGCTGCGCGGGATCGGAGGCGACCAATGATCGACCTCAAGACAGGCGAGATGACATTCAACCTGCGATGGGTTGCATGGTTCGTCGGATCTCCGCATTACTTGATCCAGCGGTGGGTTCTGCGCGGTTGGCTGACCTGCACGGGCGGCGGTGTGGCTGGCGAAGCCCGGTACTTCAACCTGCGACAGGTGCGGCAGGCGTATGTCTTGGGGCTATTGCTGCGCGGCAACAGCGCGACAAATGCCAGCGGCTGGATGACGGGAACGCAGCTACGCGGGATACTCAAGTCGATGCCCAACCCGCCGGCAAACGAACCGATGTGGCTACTGGTGATCCGCAAGAACGGCACTTGTTTTGCTCGTTGGTTGACGGAGTCGGAACTTGAAGATGTGCATGGCGTCGGCCTGTCTGGCGGTAGTTCCCTGCTCGGCATTCCCTCGGTTTACGGAGTTTGACACATGGAACTCCGCCCATACCAGAGCGAGGCGATCGCCTCGGCAATGTCGGCATGGCATCGCCATAGGTCGGTGCTGATGGTCATGGCGACGGGACTCGGCAAGACCGTGACCTTCGCCCACATCGCGCGAGCCGTGATCGAGCGCAAGCGTCGAGTCCTCGTGGTAGCTCACACGCAGGAACTCGTGAAGCAGGCGGTTCGCGCGCTCGAGCGCGTGTGCGCGTGCGAGGTCGGTGTCGAGATGGCCGAGGAGGCCAGTCCCGAGCACTCGCTCGTGACGCTCCCGCCTCCGATCGTGGTCGGCACGGTGCAGACGCTCACGGCCAAGCGCGGCAAGGGACTCCGCGTCCACAAGTTCAAGCCGGAGGACTTCGGCCTCGTGATCTTCGACGAGGCGCACCATTCCGTCGCCGCCTCGTGGCGCAAGGTCGCGGCATGGTTCGACCAGAGCGACCGCGTGAAGCGGCTCGGCGTGACGGCCACGCCCGACCGCACGGACGGGAGCGCGCTCGGCGCGCTGTATGACGAGTGCGTGTTCGACTATGGGATCCGCGAGGGCGTGCTCGACGGGTGGCTCTGCCCGGTTCGACAGTCGGTCGTGTGGGTCGAGGATCTCGACCTATCGACGATCCGCACGACTGGGGGAGACCTGAACGCCGGCGACCTCGCGGCCGTGCTCGAGCGCGAGGCCGTGCTGCACGGCATGGTGTCGGCCACGATCCAGATCGCGAAGGGCCGACGCACGCTCTGCTTCTGCGCCACGGTCGAGACGGCCCGCCACGCGGCCGAGATCCTCGATCGCCACGAGCCGGGTAGCGCGGCGATCGTGTCGGGCGAGACTCCGCCGGAGCAGCGGCGCGAGATCCTCGACGGCTTCAAGGCCGGGAGGTTCCGCTACCTCTGCAACTGCGCCGTCCTGACCGAGGGATTCGACGATCCCGGAATCGAGGTGATCTCGATGATGAGGCCAACGAAGTCGCGCTCGCTCTACACCCAGATCGTCGGGCGCGGGACTCGCACGCTTCCGGGCGTGATCGATGGCCTCGCCACGCCGGCGGAGCGGACTGCGGCGATCGCCCGTAGCTCGAAGCCGTCGATGCTCGTCATCGACTTCTGCGGCAACGCGGGACGGCACAAACTCGTGCACGCGGGCGATGTCCTCGGCGGCGACGAGAACGCATCGACCGACCGCCTCGAAGCGATCGAGGCGATGCGTCGGGACGGCGAGCGTGACGCGAAGGCGGGCGAGTTCGTCGAGCGCGATGTCATGGCCGAGATTGACGAGGCCGAGCGCGAGATCGAGCGCAAGCGCGAAGCCGAGAAGCATCGCGCGCTCCGCGCTCTGGCCCGGTTCACGGTGCAGGACGAGGATCCCTACGGCTACGGCTCGGGTGCGATCGCTACCGAGCGTCGCGCCGTCACGCTCGCGGATCCGCCGTCAGAGAAACAAGTGAGTTTTGCTTACAAGTTGGGCATCAAGAACGCCGATCGCTACGGCCGTCGGCAACTGGCCGCGATCATCGACAAGACCGTCGTGCCGGCGTGGCTCCGCCGGCGCGTCGCGCAGGATGGAATCTCGCTCCCAGACACGGCGACGATGCGCGACCTTGGCAAGGCGAAGCGAGAGCGCGGAATGCGATGAGCGATCGCGAGGCGCATCGGGTGCGGCGTACCATGCCGCTATCTGGTGTGGTGCTCGGGGCGGCAGGGGGCAACCCCTGTCGGCCTCGAGCACGAGGAGCGCGGCGTGATGAGTGACGAGTCCAGGTTGAAGATCGCAGGATGGGCCGAGCACGAGGAGGCTCGGCTCTTCGCCGACTTCGAGCGGCTCGGGACTGACCGCATGGCCTCGATGGTCTCGGGACTCCGGCTCTCGATCGCCGTCGAGTCCGACCCGCTCAAGCGCGCAATCCTACGGGGTGCTTACCTGTCGGCCGTTCGGTACATCGCGGACTACTGGGGGCGACCCCAGATCGGAGGCATCGATGGATCGGAAGACGCGGCTCCTGCTCGTGAGCCAACTTGACCAGAGGCGCGCCGAGGTACGGGACTACTGGACATGGATCTCCGAGCAGCCTCGGGGGGCCAAGATTCTCCAAAGTATCTCCGACACAATCGACGATATGATCGAGGACGAAACGAGATCGGCGCAGGCACGGATGCTTGCGCTACTGGCCGACTGCGGCCTACTGGAGCACATGATTAGAACGAGGCGAACGGATGAGCCAGACCGGAGCGCAGACGCAGGCGGAACCGCCGACGATCAAAGTCGGTGACCTCGTGTATATCCGGGCGCGCGTCGAGGCTCGCGTGGTCGATGTGCATCGGCTCGAATACCTCCGCGAGGGCATCGAACCCGGCGAGCGGATCATCGAGGTGCCCTCGTACTACATCACGACGGTCGATCGGGACGGGCGTGTCACGCACGGCTCCGACTTCCTTGCCGTGCACAAGGATCACATGGTGACGGCCGACCAGATCCGCCGAGCGTCGAGGGGCGAGGCGTGAAGCGGAGCGCGTGCGAGTTGGAACTCCGACGCACGCGAGATGCTCTGGCCGTCACGACGGCGAAACTCGAGCAGGCCACGAGACAGCGCGACATCGCCGAGAGTCGCGGATGGCGTTGGTTGAACCATGCGATCCAAGTGGACGATGCCGTCGATGCAATGATCGAGCACATCGAGAGCGAGATCGGGCGGGGCCGTGGCGCGGCGGCGCACCACAGAATCCTCGATCGGCTCCACGAGCTCAAGGAGAGTTTCCCGGCATGACGCGCTACGACTTCTTCGTTCCGGGCAAGCCGCAGACCGCCGGCTCGAAGCGTGCCTTCCCGCACCGCACGACGGGCCGGATCATCGTCGTGGATGACTGCAAGGGCGGCAAGGTCTGGCGCAAGGCCGTCCAGTACCACGCCGGCGTTGTGTGCAAGGCGATGCTGACGGGGCCGCTCGCGGTCTCGGTCGTGTTCGTGATGCCGAGGCCGCTCTCGCACCGCAAGAAGGACGGCACGACGGCCCCAGGTGCGCCGCGATACCACATCGTGAAGCCGGACACGACCAAGATGCTCCGAGCCATCGAGGACGCGCTCACGGGCATCGCATGGATCGACGATGCCCAAGTGATCGTCCAGACGGCGGCGAAGCGGTACGCGCGGTACGGAGAGGAACCCGGCGCGCGGGTGACGATCGAACCCTACACGGAGGAGCCATGAGCGACCCCAAGCACGAAGTGATCGAGCACTCTCGGAACATCCACCAAGTGCTCCTCGAAGCCGATCACCCAGAGACTTGGGAGCATTGGGTGCTGCTCGCGAGCGACCGCCACCACGACAACCCGAAAGCCGACTGGGATCTCGAACGGAAGCACCTCGACCAAGTGGTCGCGCGCGGCGCATCGTGGATCGATGTCGGCGACCTGTTCGACGCGATGGGCGGCAAGTGGGATCCCAGGCACTCGAAGGGCGAGGTACGCGAGGAGTACGCGATGGCCCCGGACTACCTCGATGCCATCGTCCGCGATGCGGCCAAGTTCTACGCGCCGTACTCGAAGCACCTCGTCGCGATCGGGCGCGGGAATCACGAGCAGTCGATCCTAAAGCGTCACGAGGTCGATCTCATCGAGCGACTGGCGGCGCACATGAGCCAGATCAGCGGGCATCGGGTCTATGCCGGCGGCTACGGCGGCTTCGTGCGGTTCTCCGTGAAGTTCCACTCGACCGAGATCTCGGCACTCACGCTCCGCTACTTCCACGGCTCGGGCGGCGGCGGGATGATGTCCCACGGCACGCTCGCCACGCGGCGCATGGCCTCGTGGACGGACGCGGATGTGATCGTGTGCGGCCACACCCACGACCAATGGGCACTCCGGCTACAGCGCGAGACGCTTGAGGCGACGAAGGGTCGCTTTCATGTCCGGCTACGCGACCAATGGCACATCCGAACGCCGACCTACAAGCAGGAATGGAACGACGGACACTCTGGATGGCACATCGAGACGGGCAAGCCGCCCAAGCCCACGGGGGCGACTTGGATGCGGCTCTCGCTCGTGCGCGTCGAGGCTCCCGAGCGCATCGAGGCCGACAAGCCGAACAAGACCCGCGCTCGATGGCGCGTCGCGGCCCAGTTCATGGAGGCGATGTGAAGCCGTTTGCCTCGTTCTGGGCCACGCTCGCCGGAGTCCGCTACCGGATCCGGTTCGTGCGCTCGAGCGAGATCCCGTTCGATCGGTTCGCCGACTGCTCGTCGCCCGAGTCGAGCAAGCGCGAGATCCGGGTGCGCCAGGTTCTCCGGGGCAAGGCGCGCATGGAGACCGTGATCCATGAGGCTTTGCACGCGCAGACATGGACGCGCTCGGAGGCCGATGTAGCTCGCAGCGCGCGCGAACTCGCCGCGCTACTCTGGCGGTGCGGCTATCGCGAGGTCGAGCCGTGAATGGAGCGAATATGCCACACTTGACACGATGTGTAGTGAGATCGATCCCCGGAGCCGCGATCGGCATCGTGCTCGCGTGCGTGATGCTGCTCGTCGCCTATCTCGGCGCAGGGGCCGCCGGACTCCTCGCGGCCGCGTGTGGCCTGATCTCGACGGCATCGCTGATCGGACTCGTCTTTATGATCGACCGCCCATGAGCACGACCGAAGAAGAGGCGCGCTCGATCGATGCCGTGCGGCGGTTCTGCTATGACCTCATCGACCCCAAGGCCACGCCGCGCGTACCGCGTGCCGTGCGCCTGCGGGCGCGCGCCGTGTGCAAGCATCTCCCGGTCGATCTCGGCCTCTTCGCTACTCGCTACCTGAAGGAGGAGCGATGCCGCGCAAGCCGCCCACGGTGAAGCACCAGACGCAGGCTTGGACGCTCCAGTCCATCGCCGAGCGCGACCGCGAGCCTCTATGCCGGATGTGCAAGGCGGCGGGACGGCTCACGCCGGCGGTGTGCATCGACCACAAGATCCCGCTCGCCGAGGGCGGATCGATGCATGACCCCGAGAACCTTCAGCCGCTATGCGCCTCGTGCCATCGCAAGAAGACCGCGATTGAGGGACGCGAGCGGCAGGCAGAGCGTGGCCGATTCCCGAGCGAGGGTACGGTCGTGCTCGGCGCGCCGGCATCGGGCAAGACCACGCTGGTGAACGCGCACAAGGCCGAGGGAGACTTCGTGTGGGATCACGACCGGGTGCTCGCGGCGATGCGAGGCCGGGACTTCAGCGGCGAGCCAGACGGCGACGCTAGCGCGCTCGCGTTCATGGGGCGACTGCGGCGAAGCGTGCTCGAAGCGTGGCGCGACGGATGGATACCGGGCCGGCTCTGGTGGATCACGACGAACGCCGACGAGGCGCGCGCGTTGCGTGACGAGTTCCCGCGCGTGCGGCTCATCGTCGTGCGCGCAAGCCTCGACGATCTCGCTCGTCGCATCGAGGCGCGCCGGCTACCGCGCGAGCGCATGATCGAGATGCTGTCCGCCGCGCGAAACATCGCCGCGAGCATCGATGCGAGCGGGTTATCGGTGGAGAATCCGTTATGAGGACGCGCGATGAGGCCGATACAGCGGGTCGCGGCGCGTCGATCGCCACCGATGCCGCGAACATCTCGGGAGATCGATGCGGATCCGCGCGAGATCGCGTACGATCGTGCGCGATGGGGGTATGGGGTTATAAACTTTCAGAGGCTATGGACGGATATCCCCTCGCGCCTGCGCGTGCGCGATTTGAACGGTTTTCTAGGATTTTGGATTGACAATGGGACTCCGCGGCCCTGCGCCTAAACCTGCAAAGGCATTGCGACTCGCCGGGAGCGTGCTCGCGGCCGCTCGCGAGAGTGCCGAGCCACCGAGCGACGAGATTCTCCCCGAGTGTCCCGCGTGGCTCGACGATGTCGGCCGTGCTGCGTGGGCCGACTGGCTCCCGCGCATCGCCGCGATGCAGATCATGTCGAGCGGCGACCGTGACGCGCTCGCGCTCATGTGCGACACATGGTCGCGGTACCTGGAGGCGCGCAAGCGTCTCGCCGAGGAGGGCGAAGTGATCCGCGTCGAGGGCGGCGACGGTCGCGTCACGGTGAAGCGAAACCCGTGGAGCGCGGTGCTCGCCGAGCACGGCGACCGACTGCGGCGCATGATGAGCGAGTTCGGCCTCACCCCAGTCGGTCGCGCTCGAATCGGCGCGGCGAAGGAGCAAGCGAAGGATGCCCCGAAGGAAGACATCTTTACCAAGCGTCGCGCGTAAGCCGAAGAAGTCGGCCGAGCACCCGGCCGCGAAGTGGAACACGATCCCCGGCTATGACGCGATCGCGACCGCCGGCAACTGCACCTTCGACGAGCAAGCCGCGCTCCATGTGATCCGGTTCATCGAGACCGCGTGCAAGCTCACGACGAGCACTTGGGCCGGGATGCCCTTCGTGCTGCTCCCGTGGCAGAAGGCCGTCATCGCGAACGCGTACGGGTGGATGCGCCCGGACGGCACGAGGCGGTATCGGCGCGTACACATCTTGATCCCGCGCAAGTGCGGCAAGACCGAGTTGGGCGCGGCCCTCGCGCTGTATCACCTCCTCGCGGACGATGAGCCTACGCCCGAGGTGATCTCGATCGCGGCCGACCGCGCGCAGGCGGGGCGATGCCTCGAGGCGGCGAAGCGCATGGTGCGCGCCGAGCCGATGCTTGAGAGCCGCACCGAGGTGTATCAACATCGCGTGATCGTGCCGAGCACGGCCGGCGTGTACAAGGTGATGTCGAGCGAGGCTCCGAGCGCGCACGGTCTGAACACGAGCGCGTGCATCGCGGACGAGGTGCACGCGATGGAGAATCGGCGAGAACTCTGGGAGGCGATCGAGACGAGCGTCGGCGCGCGCCGGCAACCGATGCTCGTGACGATCACGACCGCCGGCACGCTCCGCGAGAGTCTCGAGTTCGAGATGTACGACTATGCGATGAAGGTGCGCGACCGCGTGATCGACAACCCGTACTTCCTGCCCGTGGTCTACTCGGCCGGGGACGGCGACGATTGGACGAGTCCGGAGACCTGGCGCAAGTGCGCGCCGAGTCTCGGGCACACGGTGCACGAGGGGTACTACGCCGAGAAGTGCAAGGAGGCGCAGGAGCAACCCTCGATGGAGACCCCGTTCCGCACCTACTACCTCTGCCAACATGTCTCCGCCTCGAACCGATGGCTCCGCATGGCCGACTGGGACAAGTGCAAACTCGACTTCGACGAGTCCCGGCTCGCCGGCCTGCCGTGCTACCTCGGGATCGACTTGGGCGAGACGAGCGACCTCACCGCGCTCACGGCGGTCTGGCTCGACAAGGATGAGGCGTGGGTGCGCTCGTGGGCCTTCGCGCCCGAGGAAGGCGCGCAGCGGCGGCAGAAGCGGGACAAAGTGCCCTACCTCGACTGGAGCCGGCAGGGGCACATGAGGCTCACGCCGGGCGACGCGACCGACTACGAGTTCGTGCGGCGGGAGATCCTGCGGATCGTCGGCGAGCACAAGGTGCAGGCGGTCGGGTACGACCCGTACAACGCGAGCGGCCTCGCGCAGCAACTCGAAGCCGACGGCCTGCGGCTCAAGCGCGTGCCCCAGAGTTACTACTACATGGCCGAGCCGACCAAGCGATGGGAGGCCATGGTGACGAATCATCGTCTCCGGCACGACGGGAACCCGGTGCTCACTTGGGCCATGTCTAACTGCGTGGTCGAACTCGACGCGAACTCGAACCCGCGCCCGAGCAAGCGACGCTCGACGGAGAAGATCGACCCCGTGGTCGCGGGAATCGTGGCACTCGCGGTAGCACTCGATGCCGCGCCGACGGTATCACAAGCGACACCGTACGCCGAGAGAGGAATCCTATGGCTCTGATCGACTGGTTCCGCCGACCCGCACCGACTCCCGAGCCGACGCTCGAAGAGCGCGCGGTGATCGACCGCTCTCCGATCGGACAGCCTCCGGGCGGCGCGCAGGCGTACATCTCGACCTACGCCGACACGGGCCGCTCGATCACGCCGGAGGCCGCGAGGGAGGCTCCGACGGTCTACGCCTGCACGCGGCTCATCTCCCAGAGCGTCGCGCGGATGGAGTGGCGAGTGATGCGCCGGGAGGGAGGGATCCCGGTTCCCGCTCGCGAGCATCCGCTCTATCGGCTCCTGAACATCGAGCCGAACCCGTACATGGGGGCGATGGTCTGGCGCGAGTCGATGCTCCTCGACTGCCTCCTCTACGGGAACGCCTACGCCGTGATCGAGCGCGACGCGGTCGGCCGCGTGGTCGGCCTGCACAAGTTGCGCGCGGACTCGGTCGAGGTCTCGCGTGGCCCGGATGGGATGCCCGTCTACTCGTACACCTCGTCGCGGTGGGGCATCTCGAAGAGCACCGAGCAGGTGTGGCAGGCGTACGACATATTCCACCTCCGCGCGCCTAGCCTCGACGGTCTGCTCGGCGAGACTCCGATCTACCTCGTGCGGAACATCATCGGCGTGGAACTCGAGGCGGAGAAGTTCGTCGCCTCGTTCTTCCGCAACGGCGCACGGCCGGCGGGCCTCATCAAGGTGACGGGCACGCTCACCGAAGAGGCACTCAAGCGGCTCCGCCAGTCGTGGCAATCGATCACGGGAGGCGCGGAGAACGCCGGCCGCGTGGCGATCCTGGAAAGCGGCTACTCGTGGGAAAAGGTCTCGGTCGATCCCGAGGAAGCAAAACTCGTCGAGTTGCGCTCGTTCTGTCGGTCGCAGATTGCGGCCGCGTTCAATGTCCCGGTGCACATGGTCGGCGACGCGACGAAGACCTCGTACGCGAGTGCCGAGCAGGCCGATGCCGAGTTCGTGAAGCATTGCCTCGCGAACTGGGCCTCGCGTTTCGAGGAGGAGTGCGCGCGCAAGCTCGTGCGCGAAGGCGAGCCGATCGAGACGCATATCTCGTTCGACGCGCTGCTACGAGGCGATCTTGCGTCGCGATTCGCGGCGTACTCGACCGCGCTCAACAATGGCTTCCTCACGATCAACGAGGTGCGCGAGCGCGAGAACTACGCGCCGATCGACGGCGGCGATGTGGCCCGCGCGCCCGTGAACCTGGCGATCGTCGATCCGAACGCCGGCAAGGCGGGCGACCAGTCGCCGCTCACGGCACCGGCTCCCGTGCCGGCAACGGCTCCGACCGCTCGGGACTCGAAGGGCCGCTACGCCAAGCGCAAGTCGAAGCGGCTCGCCGACCTCTCGCCCGAGGTGCAGGAGTGCGTGAGCGGCAAGATCGGGAAACTGATCGACGAGGGCTACGATCAGGATCAGGCGGTCGCGATCGCTATCTCGATGTGCACGGAGGCCGAGGGTGGCTGACTCCTTCGAGCCGACCGCCGGGATGCGCGAGGAGGCCGAGCGTGGCCTCGCGTGGCGGCGCGAGCACGGGCGCGGCGGGACGGAGGTCGGGGTCGCTCGAGCGCGTGACATCGCGAACGGGCGCGCGCTCTCGATCGACACGGTGCAGCGCATGGCCTCGTACTTCGCGCGACACGAGGTGGACAAGCAGGGCCAAGGGTGGGGGCCGGGTGAGGAAGGCTTCCCGTCGGCCGGCCGGATCGCGTGGGCACTCTGGGGAGGCGACGCGGGCCGCTCGTGGGCCACGAACATTCTCGAGCGCGTAGACCGCGCAGGAGGCGACATCATGGAGCGACGCTACGGGCAAGCGATGGAAGTGCGTGCGGACGATGGCCGGGAGATCCTCCGGGGCTACGCGAGCGTGACCGAGACCGCGTATCCCATCGGATACGCCCACGAGATCATCGTGCGCGGCGCGTTCGAGCGGACGCTCCGGGAGAGGCCGGATGTGGTCGCGCTCTGGAACCACGACGCATCGATGCCGATCGCTCGCACGACGGCCGGGAGCCTGCGGCTCGCCGAGGACGAGCACGGACTCATGGTCGAGATGGAACCGATCGACACCCAGGTCGGCCGGGACGCTCGCGTCGCGGTGCGCTCGGGCGTGGTCTCGGCGATGTCCTTCGGCTTCATCGTGCGCTCGGATCGCTTCGAGGAGCGGGACGGCAAGGTGCACCGGATGATCGAGGATCTCGAACTCCACGAGGTCTCGGCCGTGACCTTCCCGGCGAACCCGGCTACCGACCTCGTGGTCGATCGCCGCTCGTTCGACCTCTGGACGGCGAGCGCGCCCGTGCCGGCGACGGTTCGCCGGCGGATCTGGCTTGGCCCCAAGCGTTGACCTTCGACACCCAAAGATGCGAGGATAAGGATATGAGCGAGACTCGACACCGCGAAGCGTTCCTTCGCTACCTCTCACGCGGCCCCGCCGCGATCAGCAGCGAAGACGCGCGCACGCTCCACGAACAGCGTGGCGTGCAGACCGCGAGCCTCACGCCCGAGGCGTGGGCCTCGTTCTTCACCGAGTCGATGCAGACCTCGTGGGTGCTCGGTCGCGTTCGCAAGGTCGATGTGACCTCGAACAAGTTGACCGTCACGCACTACAACGAGAACATCGAGACGCAGGATCGGATCTCGTACGATCAGGAAGGCGCACGCGCGGACATCAACGGCACCTTCGAGTTGCCGCGATGGAAGAAGTCGGGCGGATCCGTGCCGACGAACTACGACCTCGAGTACGAGAGCCGAGCGATCACGCTGCACGATGTCGGTGTGAACATGATCGTCTCGAAGGAACTGATCGAGGAATCGATCGGGAGCGTGAGCGCGGAGACCGTGCTTCGCGACTTCCTGATCCGGAAGCTCCAGACCGAGATCGAGCGGCAGATCCTCGTCGGCGATCCGTCGATCAACACGAACTCGCGCAAGGAGATGCAGGGCATTTGGAACTACCCGCTCTACAAGGCTCCTTCAAGCGTCTACGCCGAAGGGAATCAGGTAGTCGATGATGCGAGCGGCGCGTCTGGCGGCGTGATCTCTGGGCTTCCTCGCCTTGAGATCGTGAGCCGGATCATCCGTCCGTCCTCGTACGGTAATGCCGTGTGGGTCGTGGCGCGCGCCGCGTCGATCTCCGAGGTGTTCATCACGAGCGGAGTCGGAAGTAATCACTCGATGCAGACCGGAGCATCGGACTCGTACGGCTCGCTCTTCAATCGACCGATCTACGGGATGCCGTACACGAACTACCAAGGCGACGCAGACGCTACGGGCGACCGTCTCGCGCTGCTCGTCGATCTCTCCAAGTATGTGCTAGCGATGCACACGAGCGGTCTCCAGGTGGAGCGGCTCAACGAAGTGCGCGCAGCGACCGGACAAGTCGTGCTTCGGGCATCCGTCCGCGTGGGCGGGAACATGATCGACCCCAAGTCGCTCATCTGCCTGAAGGCCAACTAATCACCAACGCCACAAGGAGGCAACATGAACGGTGATACTTACAAGGGACTCGTCGAGAAGATGGGTGCCCTCTACGCGGAGATGCAGGAGATGGTGGCAGGCATGGAGGGCGCGACCGAAGAGGCCGCCGCCGAGATGCAGGCCAAGTACGAGGAGAAGAGCAAGCAGTACGACGCGCTCGCCAAGCGTCGCGACATGATCGCCGACCTGAACGCGCGCGCCGCCAAGGGTTCGCACGGCGTGGTCGTGGTCGAGCGTGAGGCTCCGGCCCGCGTCGAGACTCGCTCGTTCGCTCCGCAGATCGGCGAGCAGTACGAGATGCGGTTCGCCGACTACCTGAAGAACGGCCACCGCCGTGACTTCGACACTCGCGCGATCGCCGCAGGCTCGGGCGACGGCCAGTACCTCCCGTCGGCCGGCTTCTACGCGCAGTTGCAGAAGAGCGTGGAGTTCGAGACCGCGATCTACAACCTCTGCCGAAAGATCGATGTCGGCAACTTCACGACCAACTTCACGCTCGAGGGCGACTTCATCTCCGACCAGATCGACGGCGAGGGATGGCAGGGCGAAGCGGGTGCGGTCGATGAATACACGCCGACCTTCACCAACACGACCTTCACGGGCAACTCGCTGCGCCGCGTGGTCAAGGTCTCGCGCGAACTCGTGCAGGACGCTCCGGCTCGCGGTGCTGACTTCAGCGTCGAGAGCATGGTCGCGCAGCGCATGGGTCGCCTCTTCGGCCAGTCGATCGAGTACCAGTTGTGGCACGGCAACGGCACGAACAAGCCGCAAGGTCTGAAGAACGCCTCGCTCACCGCTACCGAGCTCGCGACCGACGGCACGCTCACCTCTGACGAACTCATCAACTGGGTCTACAGCCTGCCGATGAAGTACCTGAAGAGTCCGTCGTGCGCGATCGTGACGAGCCAGTCGTTCCTCACCGCCGTCCGCAAGTTGACCGAGAAGGTCGTCGGCACGGGCGGTCACTTCAGCACGCCGTACCTCTGGGAGCCGTCCTTCCAGGCGGGCACGCCCGACCGTCTGCTGGGAATCCCGGTCTATGTCACGCCGTGGGCACCCGCGCTCGGCAATGTCAACGACCAGATCCACGCGGTGATCGGCGACTTCCAGCACATGGTTGTCGCGCAGCGCACGGGCATGAGCGTGCAGGTTCTCAACGAACTGTACGCCGGCAACGGCCAGATCGGCTACCTCGGCGAGATGCGCCTCGACGCGAAGGTCGTTCGCAGCGATGCCTTCCGCGCTCTCAAGGATGACAACACTTGAGGGGGCAAGGGCTGAACTAGCCTCACAAGAGGGCGGGCCGCAAGGCTCGCCCTCTTTCTTTCGGAGCACACATGAGAGTCCACATCCTGAAGACCTTCTCGACGAGCGCGGCGGCGTACTCCGCAGGGATGCGCTGCGAGATTCCAGATTCCGACGCGGCGCGATACATTGCGTCCGGCTTGGTCGAGCGCGACGAGCCGAAGATCGAGACTCCCGAGCGTGGCCGCGTGCGGCTCCGCAAGGTGACGAAGGAGGCTAGCGATGCTGGCGATTGATGGTGCGACCTACCTCTCGAATGTCGAGGCCACCTCGCCGGCGGTCGAGCCTGTCACGCTTGCCGAGGCGAAGGCGCACTTGCGCGTGACGCACACGGACGAAGACACGCTCATCACCTCGCTCATCGTGGCGGCTCGGAACTATGTCGAGGGACTGGCGAATCGGCCGCTCGTCAATCGCACCTACACGCTGAAACTCGATCGCTTCCCCGGCGGCTACGAGATCCTGCTCCCGGCCGGCAAGGTCTCGGCGGTGTCCTCGATCACCTATGTGGACACGGCCGGCACGACGCAGACCTTGAGCGCGAGCGCGTACACGCTCGAAGGGCAACGGCTACCCGGCTCGATCGTCATCAACCCGAGCACGATCTCGGCGTGGCCGAGCACGCGGTTCTACGCGGGCATCTCAAGCGT